GTTGGGTATTACACTACCATGAACTCTATCATCTTTAAGTTCGTCTATCCAAGATGTGACTTGTGCTATACGCTTTTGATATAGTAAGAAGTCTGCAATCAACTTAGCTTCTCTGATGTGTTCAATCTTTTTGAGAGTACCTTCATCTACAATAGGCTGTCCTGTTGGTGTAAACTTTTTAGGAACCCAACCAAAATCAATTAGATATTCTCCAATTTGTTTACGACTACCAAGATTAAAATCAACTAACTTCAGTCTCATAAAAGGTTCAACGTTTTGAGTTTTAATACAGTTACGATATTCTTCATCAGTCAATCCACGTTTAGATAATTCACCATCTTTTCTTACATAAGGTGTAACTAATTTATCATCAACTAACTTAGGCTTAAAAGTATTGTGTACTTCATCTTCAACAGCAAGTTGCTTTGCTTTAAGTTCAGCAAGAAGTTCCATAGCTTGTTGAGTATTAAAAAAGAAACCAGTCTTCTCTTGCTCTTTCATTATCTTAGCTACACGATGTTCTAAATCTATACATTCTTTACTGAATATTTTACCCTCATTAATAAGGTAATTATATACAGCTTCATTTAGTTTAACATCTTGAATACAATACTCTAACATTTCAGGAGTATAGGAATCAAAGTCTTCGGGTTGTTCTTGTTTTAAACAACCAACACGCCAACCCCAAGCTTTCAAACTATGTCCGTTCTCACGAACAGGATTGAATAGTCTTGACATAACAAGTGTATCTTCTATCTTACAATTAAACTTAACACCATATAGTTTTTCTAATACAGGTATATCATAGCCTATAATGTTATGACCTATAAGTGTGTCAGCTTCTTGTAAGAATTTGATACCTTCTTCTATCTGTGTGTTATCAAATGTATGTGACGTGCCATTTAGTTCTTTGGCTACAATACACCATACATTATTAGGATTTAATCCATCAGCTTCTATGTCAAATATTATTTTAGAATTGTTCATTGTCAAATGTTTCCTCCTCTGATACTTCAAACAATCTACCTGTATCAGAATTATATCGGAGACCACAAGCTAATCCTGTGTCCCCTGTATATCTAGACTTTAGTACCCTTACTTTTGTGGTATTAGCTTCTTCCGGATTAGTTGCCTGTTGATTTCTTTCCAGTGCAATTACACAATCCGATAGCTGTGCTATACCTTGTGAGCCTTTAAGGTGAGACAACGATACTTCAATACCTTGCTCGTGTCCTTTATCACCTGCTGCTCTACGTAAGTGAGATACTAATATCATACCAACGCCTGTCTCTTCAACAAGACTACGTAATTTATTCATTAGCATATCAATACCACGTCTTTCATCACCTTCATGAAGAACATTGACAAGCATATGTAAGTGGTCAACTACGACCCATTTACATTCACATCCTACAATAATATATCTAAGCTTGGCAAAGATATCATCAATGTCAGTAGCACCTAAATGAGAATGGATAAACACTCTACCTTTAGGTATAGTCTTATCAAACAAACTCATGAGGTCATCGTCTGTATAATTCTTACGCTTCTCTGATAAGTATATCCTGTCGTTAGCTTCGATAGATAAAATACCATCAGCAGTTCTTAGCCAGTTCTCTTCAAGTGCTACGATACCTACATTGTCTTCTGTATTCTTAATAAGCCAGTGTTCTAATTCTCTTGTCACACTAGACTTACCGAGACCTGTACCACCTGTAAGTGTGACCAGTTCTCCTTTACGCATACCATAGAGTTTCTTGTTCAGTCCCTCCCAAGGATATGCAATACTCTCTTTCTCTTCTCTATGTAGCCAGTCATTCTTTTGAGATGATAGCTCCATGATACCTGAAGGAGTGTATGTTTTAGAGTTCCACCAAGCTTGGGTAAACTCTTGGAACTTCTTCTGTTTAAGCATTTCGTTTGCATCTTTGAATCCATTTGGGAATGACATGATTCTAGTTTTGTTAGGCTTAAGTATTTTAGCTACAGCTTTAGCTGCTTCTTTACCTGCCTTGTCATTATCAAAACATAGAACTACATTCTCAAATGATTCTACAAATTCAATACTCTCTCGTATATCTCTAACAGCAGCCGAAGCTCCACGCTTTAGAGATACTACCGACCACTTACCTTGGAAGAGTTCATGTACTGCCATAGCATCACACTCTCCTTCAGTAATAGTCAGGTACTTACCACCTGTATTTCCATACAGTTGCTCTCCGAATAAACCTGTATCCTCAAATGTACCATTACATGCAAAGTTCTTATTAGCTACGAACCTTGTCTTAGTACCTACAATTTCATTACCATTAAAGTAAGGGTAAATATGTTGTGTCACATTGTTGTTTCTATCCTTTACCATCTTGACACCAAACTTAGTTGCTGTGTTTTCAGAGATACCTCTGTCAGTTAAAGCACCATAAGCACCAGTGTATGATGTAAGGAATGTGTTATCGGGTTTTGGTTTACTCGTCATTTCAATTACCTTTCCTGTTGATTCATTCTCATAGTCTGTAAAGAATGTATTACAACTAAAGCATTTAGCAGAGCCATTCTCATTGAGAGATACAGCATCACTGCTACTACATTTAGGGCAGGGTAATTTGTGTTTAATAAATTGAGTTCTTTCTTGTTGCATTCTATCTCCATTAGAAATGTGGCTAGGCTTTTACACCTAGCCGAGTTATATTAAGATACCTCGTTTAAAGATTCCTCTTCAGTTGAAGTTTCTTCTTTATCATCTTGTTCAACCATAGCTTCAGGACTTTCTTTTAGCACAGTTTCAAGATTATTTTGATGACCTTGTGAAGCATAGTTTAAAGCTTCGACCAGCACATTCAAAGTACCTATCTTACTGATAGATACATTAGCACCTGCTCTCTTTTGCTCATCTTCAATCTTTGAAACATCATAGACTGATTCACCATCATTGTTTTTAATAGTAATAATCATATTAAAATTCCTCGTCATCGTCAAAAAATTCAGAGCCATCAGATGATTTATACTCTACCAAGTCTACAATCTGAACAGCTTGTAAATCGAGACCTTTCCCTGACTTACCTGCATACTCCCAGTCGTATTCATTGTACTGGACTCTGACCTTAGAACCATTACCTACAGCAAGATTAACTTCCTGTTTGTTTTGGTCTAGTAATCTAGGTGCAACCCTGACCATTCCATTTGGTCCATTGACTTTACGTTTGATTACTATAGCAGAACCTTCATCCATCTGCTTAATGGTATGTCCACGAGTTGCAAAGTCATTTGCAGTTTCTTCATCAACAACTAAGTTGACTGTGTACATAGGTTCAAATGTGGTATTAGGCTCTTTAATACTTGCCCAATACGCAGTTCCTTCTACTATCATATTTACCTCCTACGGTTTAGTTAATAGTTCGTTAAAAATTGAGAGAGTTTCGAGCTGACTACTCTCGGAGTCATGGACTGAAGCCAAACCAAATCGTTTACATTTGGAGATAGAGGGCTTAAAGTTCTTTGGTTGCTCGATGTCATGTTGCACATTGTATCAGCTTTTGTCCTCGATGTCAAGCATTATATCATTTAATGTATAACTACTTTCATCACATAGTCTTACAGTATAGGTGTCATCATCTTTGCCCCACCTAACCTCATAAGCTATTTTGTTTTCATATAGTTTTTTACCGTTCTCTCTTATCCAAGCTTCAAATTTTCTATACTCATCTTTAGTTAATCTTTTAAATTCAGTTTCCATATTAGTCCTTATATTAATTGTATATGTAAAGTAAATAAAGTAATTAATAATGTTATTATTATTCCTATATAATTAAAATCTTTAATGTCAAATCTCATATTTTATCTCCTTTTTATTTATTGTTTTTATTATATTACATTCTTTAAATGTATAGTCAAACACTTCTACATTAAAAAGATAATATGTAATAATTATAATTATATAAACAAAATCTTTTTTATTAAATTTCATTTTCTATCTTATCCTTTTTTCTTTTATCATTATATTTAGTGACAATTTTACCACTGTTATATCCTGTAGTTTCTGTTGTCCACTTACCCTCTGCAAATCTAACCTCTATAAATTTTATAGAGTTATCAAGTCTTTCTTGTTCTAATCTTTCTTTTTGTTTCTGTACTTTATTAGTGTGTTGAGTCATGAGCTAAGTCCTCTATTGTTTTGAAAGCATCAGACAATACAGACTCGTCTATGTTTTCTTTTAAGTTTCTCAGGTAGTCAATGTCCATATCTTTAACATCCCACACTTTACCATCTAAAGTTCTTGTGATTGTTTTAATATCCTCAACCATGTCTATACCTATCATACTGTCTACAGCAGAATACACAGAGCTACACCAAGTCTTAAGACTATCTGCTTCTCCATTAATTACTACATCTATTACGTATTCATCCATTGTCTGATACCTCCATCAGTTCTTTGTATGTTGTTATGTTTGGATATTGTTTTAAGTATTTCATTATCCACTTGTCTGTCATGTATGACATATGTAATTGCCCTTGACCAAAAGCATGTGTCTGTTCAGGAAGTAATCCCTCAACATTATCAACTGTAATAGTCGTGGCTTGTTCATCAGGCAATAAAGTTTGTAGCCACTCAACCTGTATAGGTTTGACTAGCTTTCTAAGTTTCTTAATTTGTTTTGCGTTCATATTATTTCCATGCAGTAAATTCCATATAGGGTGTTTCTCTGTGTGTTTCAGGCAACCATTCTACCATATCTTTTACCTCTTGTAAAGTCCAATTAGTTGCTGTTGTTTCTCCCTCATCATCATGAGATAATAACAATGCTTTACCTGCATAGTTAGCACCAATCTCTAGCATTCTAAAGTATCTTTGATTATCCATGAGTAATCCCTCATCATCAATATACATATCTTCATGGGGTGTAAGTCTCACACAATCAAAAGTTCTACAACTTACAAGGTCATAGATTTCTTTATAGTCTCCTGTGTATTCAGTCTCTTTTATTGTTTGGTCAAACGGATTTATTAGTATTGCTTTCATAAGTTTCTCCTTTTAATATATTGCTCCGTTATAAAATCTATTCTCGGCTATGAATCCAAGTATCTCATCTCTGTCATCGTCTTCATGTAAACCATAGACATCACAGATGATTCTGATATCTTCTTCAAGTAAGCCTTGTTGGTCTAAGTCTAGAACTTCCTCAAAGATTTGTTCTAGTGCTTGGTCGTTAGTTGTGTTAGTCATTCAATCCCTCCACTTTTTCCCAGTCCTCATCAAGTATGAGTACTTCTTCAAAGTTATGTTTATAATCTATGTCTAAGTCTTGCCAATTTTCATAAGTCTTTTCAGTTCCATCTTTAAAAGTTATGTGTAGGTCTGCTCTTAACAAGTCCCAATCTTCTATCTCGTCCCAATCAATACCTAGTTCATCTAAATCCCAACTAAGATATGCACTATATCTAGCTTCTATAATCTTAGGTTTAGTTCCTTCTATCCAATCACTCATGTCATCTCCTGTGTTATTTCTATCTCATCTACCATATCCCATACATCATCAAATGCTTCTTCTACTTTAACATCACATAGCTTACTTTCTACTTCAATATGTAGTATGTTTAAAAGTTCTCTGAAATCACACCATTGTTTATATGTCATTTTCTATCTCCTTTATGCTGTTTGTATTACAAAGCCACTCATATCTTTCTTGGCTTTACCTTTTGCTTTTAGACCTACAATAACATTCTGTTTGTCTAAAAATCTTAAGTCTGTTTCATCTCCATTGACTACCTCTCTGCCTTTGAAATGTATAGGCATATCACCATTGAATACTACTGCTATGTTGTATGCAATCTTGTCAAACCAATTTGCATACTTCATGTTAGCTTCTGAGTAGCTCCATGTCAAGTGGTAGTTTTTGTAATCAGATACTTTTCTTGTAGGTATCTTGGTGTAATCATAAAACTGAACATCAGGAAATAACTCAAAAATATTCTGTTCGTCTACCTTGATAGTCTCCCATTGTATGTCACTAGTGCCATTGAGTCTTATGCAAGGAAGCTTGTCTTTATTTTTACAGTATCTTACAAACTTTGTAATGTCTGTAATCAGATAGTCCATGAAAGTATCTCTATCTTCCAAATACAATTTAGTCTTACGCTTTCTAGCTTCTTGTATGACATTAGTGGTTTCACCCCTCTTTATAATGCCTCCTCTACCTGCTGTATTTAGACAGGCTTCCTTGCAACTAGCAATGTCCTGATAAGGACAAATCTTAGTATTGATTGGACTCAAATGCATGATAGCAGTCAAGTAATTACTTATCTTCTCACCCTTTAAAACTTTAGGGTTGTTAAAACTTAGTAGTTTATAGCTCATAGTTTCTCCTTAAATTCTACAGTATAACCTGCATTTATAAATTGTTGTCTTATAAAATCTAATACAAGAACATCAGTAAATGTAGCATGAAACTTTCCATTAACATACATATCTAATGGTAAGTCTTTACTTGTTATGTTGTTCATATTATGCCTCCCTGTTTAATTCGTTAAATGCAATTCGTTGTTTAACTCCTGAAAAATTATAGTTGCCTTGACCTGTGGCATCTGTAATATCTTCAAGGTTTTTAAGTGTATCTACAAACTCCCATATCTCTTGAACATTAAGTTTACTAACCTCATAAGCTAGTCTTGACGCTTCTGTTTTATGTATAACTATTGTCATATTATACCTCCTCAATATATATTTTATGACCTCTTGCTGAGTTGTTTAAACTCTTAGAGGATATCTCCATGATACAACTTACATTGTAGTCAAGTATTCTTTTATGTGCATTACCTTTAAAGAAGTGTGCAGTAGCCATTATCTTAAACAATTCCATAGCTTGTTGTTTAGGATACTCTAACATCTTTACTTCTTCTCTCTCATTATCAAACCTACAACTATGAGTTGAAAGTTTTATAAGTTCTTCGTTATCTTCCCATATATAATTAAATATAAATCTATATGTTTCGTATTTTGGATTTTGAAATCCTACTTGTTTTCTTGGCATATTTATCTCCTGTTAAAATTAAAAGGCACTTTAAAGTGATACCTAGCACTCGAACATTATCTTTTAAAGTCACCGAACGACTGACTATATGCCTTACCCTCGTTTAACATCATGAGTACACAAGGGCAAGGACTTTGTTTTAGTGTATTGGACGATGGGTTCTAGCACTCATTCCAATCTTTATCTTACGACCACTTCTAAGGATTTTACAGTAAGCTCATCTTACACTAAAATTTTGAATGAGTTTTTTTGCCTCAAAACCCATGTCTGCAAAAGTAGGTAATCATTTAAGCACCAAATTGACTAGCAACATCATCAATGATAGTTGATAGTTTATCTTTCCAAT